AGCCAGGGGCCGAGGTCTACACCGGTGCCACCAGTGAAGATCAGGCCGACGAAGTTTTCCGGCCAGCAAAGGCTATGACCGACCGGGCCAAGGGATTCAAGGCGGCTTATGGCATCCAGGTGGCGGCAAGTTCAATCTTCCGAGAGGATGGCCTGTCATTCTTCAAGCGCATCATAGGCAAGCCTGGCGAGGGGCAGTCACCATACTGCGCCATCCATGACGAGTACCACGAGCACAAGACCAGCGATCAGGTTGATAGCATGGACACCGGAATGGGTGCCAGGCAGGAGCCCTTGCAGTTTATCATCACCACTGCCGGCAAGGACACGTCGAGCCCATGCAAGGAACTGGACGACTACGCCATCAAGGTGCTGGAAGGGCAGTTTGAGAATGAGTCATTCTTTGCACTGCTCTATGGTATCGATCCCGACGACGATTGGACAGATTTCAATGTCTGGAAGAAAGCCAACCCGAATATCGGGGTATCGGTATCTGAAGAATATTTGAAAGGCAAACTGGCTGAGGCCATCCAGCGCACCAGCCTGCAAAACACCGTTAAGACCAAGCATCTCAATATGTGGGTCAACGCTGGCGTCGGATGGATCAACATGGCTAAGTGGAATAAAAATGAAGACAAGAATCTATCAATTGCTGACTTTGCTGGATGTCCAGCTTGGATAGGGATCGACCTTGCCAGCAAGATCGACTTAACGGCCATGATGACGTTGGTTTGGGATGGGGGGATCTGGTACCTTTTCGGTAAATACTACCTTCCGCAGGAAACCATCGACCTCCCCGGGAATGAGCATTACCAACGATGGCAACTTGACGGACACCTGATCGGGACTCCAGGGGCCAGGACGGATTACGGCTACCTGGAAGACGACCTTGAACAGCTTTACGGCGAGTTGGTGATCGAGGAAGTCGTCTACGATCCGCGAGAGGCGGAGTATCTGATGCAGTCGATAAGGGAAAAGGTCAGTTGCCCGGTGGTCGAGATGACACAGAGTGCGGCCAACTTATCAGAGCCTATGAAGGAATTTGAAGCGCAATACCTGGCCGGGAACCTGCTGCACAACGGTGACCCGGTGCTATCATGGTCAGCAGGTAATGTGGTGCTGAAAGAGAGCCGGAACAAACTTTATTACCCGGCAAAAGAGAATGCGGCCAACAAAATTGACCCGATTGTTGCTGCGGTCATGGCAATGGCCAGGGCCAAGGCAACCGTTGAAGATTTAGAAGCGCAACAAGGATTCGTGGAGTTGTAGCATGGGATTTTTTACAAGAAAAGCGGACCGACTCGCAGCCGAAGTCGAAGACCTAAAGTCGCAAATAGCGTCAATCAAAAACGAGATGAGCCCTGCCGAGGAAACTTTCCTTAAGGACTTCATCGTCGGCGGATGGTCGAATCAAACATCGTTGTCGGCAGATAGCGCCATGCGGTGCTCTGCCGTGTTTGCGTGCGTCCGCTTGCTGGCCGGGGCCATTGCATCGGCACCGGTAAGAATCTATAAGCGAGGAGCAGGAGGGGCCAGGGAGTTGATCGACAAGCACCCTTTCGCCAATCTCCTGGGGGCTAGGCCTAACGAGCATATCACCGCCAGCACCTTCTGGAAGGTCATGGCTACCAACAAGGTCTTGAACGGTAACGCCTACGCAGCAATCAATCGCGGCGCATCTGGCCGGCCAACATCGCTGATGCCATTGAGAGCCATCCGGGTGACCCCATATCAGGCTTGGGAACTGAGTCTTGACACCAAGTTGGGTGTCAGCCCTTACCGGCTATTTTACTCCGTCACCTGGGACAATGGCACCATCACCGTAATCGACCAAGACGACATGATCCATGTCCCCAATATCGGTTGGGATGGCAAGCAAGGAATCTCGACCATTCGCGCCGGGGCGCAGGCGCTTGGGCTGGCTTTGTCGGCTGAAGAGTCGGCATCCAAGATATTTGAAAACGGGATGATGTCCCAACTTGCGCTAATATACCCAAATAAACTGAGCCCTGCCGCCACCGAAGCGCTTCGAGAACACATCCAAAACAGGCACGGCGGAAGCAAGAACCACCACAAGCCACTCATCTTGACCGAAGGCGGCGACGTGAAGACCATGAGCATGAATGCCGACGATGCGCAGCTGCTCGAGAGCAGAGTGTTCAGCGTAATAGATATCTGCCGGTTCTTTGGCGTGCCGCCGGTCATGGTTGGCGAATCGACCAAGACCAGCAGTTGGGGTAGCGGTGTCGAGCAGATGGCCCGCTGGTTTGTTATGTTCACTCTCAACGACCACTTGACCGACATCGAGCAGGAGATCAGCGCCAAACTGTTCAGAAATTCTGAATACTTCGCCGAGTTTGACGAATCAGAACTGACCAGGGGTGACACCAAGACCCGCGCCGAGTACTTCAAGTCCGCGTTGGGGTCTGCCCAACAGCCCGGGTGGATGTCGCAAAACGAGGTTCGGTCGGCAGAAGGATTGCCCCCCGATGACAGCGAAAAAAGTAATGAGCTTTCCGTACCGATGCAGCAGCCGGCGGATGGAAAAGCCAATAACGATCAGCAATCTGACGGAGAGACCGATGAAGAAAAACAGACTGATGCAGTTGTTCCAGAATAATGCGAACGTCCCCCGGGAGCCAATCGCCATCAAGGTTGAGGCCACCGGAGAGGACGAATCAACCATCTACCTGTATGACGCTATCGGCGATTGGTTCGGAGTAAGCGCCAAGGAGTTCGTCAAGGAACTAACAGCCATCAAGTCAGGAACTATCCATTTGCGGATCAATTCTCCCGGCGGCGATGTGTTTGAGGCAAGAACTATCGCAACGGCAATCTCTCAGTGCGGCAAAAAGGTCAAGTCGCACATAGATGGCGTATGCGCGTCGGCGGCAACTTATGTGGCCCTGGCAGCAAGCGAGGTGGAGATGGCGCAAGGTTCTTTTTTTATGATCCATAACGCATGGACGATGACCTACGGAAATGCCGAAGAAATGCGATCCACAGCCGCCCTGCTTGATCAAATCGACGCATCTATCGTCACAGACTATGCCAAAAAGACGGGCAAGGGGAAAGAAGAGATCGGTGCCATGATGGCCGCTGAAACGTGGTTAACCGCCGACGATGCGCTGGCCGCTGGTTTTATCGATAGTGTCTACGACGGTGACAAGGTTGAAAATAAATGGAACCTGTCGGCCTATGAAAATGTACCTGAAAAACTTGCAAAAACCACGCAAACGGTATACGATAGAGAGAAGTTCGAGAAACGACTTCAACTTATCGAGGCAATTGCTTGAGTTCAGATAAGATTTCAGACCAGACTATGGAATTTGCGCGGATGTTGGAGCGCATTAAAGAGCGGTTTCCTGAAGCCTACCGGCACATCGTTGGATTGATCCGCTCGATCCTGCTGTAAATAGTTTTTAGGTCCGGGCATTCGCCCCGCCCTTCTCCCAAAATTTCGCCCACCCTCCTCGGCTCGGCGTTCCTTTAGTACAGGAGCAACGAGCATGAATATCCTCCAGAAGTTGCGCGAAGACCGCGCCGCAAAAACCGCATCATTAGAGGCCAAGAAGGCAGAGTGCAGGGCCGTGTTGGCCCAGGCGGTTGACACCATCAATGACGATCAAAAGTCTAAAATCGATGCCTTGGCTGCTGAAGTTGAGGCCATCAAGGCGGAGGTAAAAGCGGCAGAGGAAAAAATCTCCTACACCGAGAAAGTACTCGCTCTTGCCGCTGAAGATTTGCAAGCACCTGTGGCATACAGCGCCACCTCCATTCCCGGACAAATCATCGTTGCCCACAAGCCGGTATACTCCAATCTTGGCGAGCAGTTGCTGGACTTCAGAGCCATGACTATGGACAATTCCGACGCCCCCAAGGCCAGAGAGCGCTTCCAGAAGGTTGTCAACGCGGCTGCCGGCGCATCCACTGGCATTGATTCCGAGGGTGGATTCCTGGTTGAGACTGACAAGTCCAAGGACATTATCACCACCGCCATTGAAACCGGCGTCTTCTCCAGCCGTTGCACCCGCCAGCCCATTGGCGCAGGGTCGGACAGTTTTTCTTATCTCCAGGCCGATGACCGCGACCGTTCCACCGGCAAGCGAAATGGCCTTGATGTGTTCAGAAAGAGCGAGTCCGCCACCATGACCACCTCTGGAAAGGTTGGCTTGAAAGAGCGCGAGCTTAGGCTTGAAGATATGTATGGCCTAATCTATGTCACCAACCGGATGTTGCGCGATGCGGTTGCCCTAGCCACCTATGCCAAGCGCTGCCTCACCGAGCAGTTTTCTTTCAAGATCGATCAAGAGATGTTTCAGGGAAATGGTGTCGGCCAGTTTCTTGGTATAATGAGCTCTGATCTTCCGGTAACTGTAGCCGCCGAAGCGGCCCAGACCGCTGGCACTGTAGTCGCAGCCAATGTAGTCAAAATGCTCGCCAGATTTTCAGGAAACATCAACAACGCGGCATGGTTTATCAACCAAGATGTTCTGCCGAGCTTGCCGTTCATGACGGTTGGCGACCAGCCGGTTTTCATTCCTGGCGGATCGTTCACCAACGCGCCGTTCGGGTCCCTGTTTGGTCGCCCCATTGTCCCGGTTGAGTTTTGCAAGACCGTCGGCACCCTTGGCGACATCATCCTGGCCGACTGGAGTCAGTACCTTCTGATCGAGAAGGGCGGCACTGAAGTAGCCGAAAGCATCCACGTCAAGTTCCTTACCGACGAGACCGCTTATCGCTTCATCACCCGCAATAACGGTCAGCCCATGTATGACGCCCCCATCACCCCGCTGAACGGCAGCAACACGCTGTCCCCGTTCGTTATGCTGGCCGCACGATAATTCGTAGGAGACTGAGACCATGATGAATTTAGTAGAAAACGCGAAAATCGTCGAGGCTATCACCCCGCAGGCAGGGGCGGCTATCACCGGCGACTATATCAGCATGAAAAACGCCAACCATGTAACCGTGCTGGTTCATGTAAACCAGGCCAACGCGGCCACCATGGCAATTACCTTGGAGCAGGCCACCAAGGTTGACGGCACCGGCTCCAAGGCCATCGCCAAGGAAGTGCCGATTTGGCTTGTAGCTGACTCGGCCACCTCCGACGCATGGGTTCGCCAGACTGACGCAGTTGGTTACGAGACCACCGCCGCCACCAAGCACAAGATTGTCGCCTTCGAGGTTGATGCCGAGGATCTGGACATTGCAGGCGGTTTCGATTGCTTGACCGTCAAGACCGCCGCCAGCAATGCCGCCAATATCACTTCTGCAATTTATGTTTGCGGAAAACTTCGCTACGGCGCAGGAAAATCTTTAATCGTTGATTAACGGTGACCATCATGCAGGTACGGCTATCAGTTCGTTGGGGATCTCATTTGCAGGGCGATATTGTTTCGGTATCGGATGCCAGAGCGCAAGCCTTGGCTGATGCCGGGTTTGGCAAGATCCTTGACGCCCCCAAGGAAACTGAAGCCGTGCCCGCTGAGTCAACTAAGCGGGCAGCAAAGAAATGATCAAGGTTATCACCGCGCCATCAGTCGAGCCGGTAACGGTTGCTGAAGCGAAATTACAGACCGTCGTCGGATTCAACACCGACGACGTGCTGTTTGCCCTGATCATATCGGCGGCACGCGACCATGGAGAGGCTTTGACCGGCAGGAGTTGGGCACCGCAGACTTTGGAAGTGGTGCTTGACGAGTTCCCCTCCGGAAAGATCGAGTTGGACCGGGGGCCGGTAACCGGGATCACCTCTGTGAAGTACATCGATACCGATGGCACCGAGCAGACGCTTGCTTCTGGAACTGATTACGACGGATCAACCGATGGCCTGATAGCCTATGTCGCCCCGTGCTATGACACCACCTGGCCGGAAACAAAGGCAACGCCTGGGGCTGTTCGGGTCCGCTATGCAGCAGGGTGGACGGCAGCGACCTTTCCTCCGGCGCTCAAGCAATGGATGCTGGTTAGGATTGCGGGCCTGTATGCACAGAGAGAGTCATTCGTTGTCGGCGCTTCAATAGGCAACATGGGGCGCGGATTCTGCGACTCATTGCTTGATAACTACATCGTCCAGGCAGAGCCATGAGAGCAGGCACGCTGCGCCATTCAATCGACATCCAATCCAAGGCGCTGACCACCGACGCCTGGGGCGGAGCAGTCGAGTCATGGACCAACTTTGCCACCGGTTTACGGGCTGACGTTCACCCGCTTTCTGGCCGGGAGTTGATAGCGGCACAGGCGGCGCAGAGCGAGACCACAACGCGATTCACCACCAGATACATATCTGGGGTTACTCAAGGGATGCGGGTCGTCTACGGAGGGAAATACTACGATATTTCGGCGGCAATCAATGTCAACGAGATGGACCGTGAATTACAGATCATGGCCACCACAGGAATGAGCGCGGGCTGATGACGACTGAATCGACACTGAAAACATTGATTGCCCCACTTGTAGGAGGTGGTTGTCATAATTCGGTAAATGCTTCGCCGTCGATCACCTATCCGTATGTCGTTTTCAACGAGATATCGGCACTGCCTGCAAATGGATTGAAGGGGTACATGGGGCTCACCAGCTACCAGTATCAAATTGATGTTTTTGCAAAGTCACCCGAGCAGGCAAAGGCGCTTGCGCTGGGAACGATCAAGGCGGCTATTGTGTCGTCGTCAGTGCTGCAAGGTACGCTCACCTTCCACATGGGTGGTGAGTACAGCGAGATCGACAAAACGCACCAATACATAACCGAATACCAGATATGGTCAGCTTGAAAAGTTGACCTTGAAACAGAAGGACCGTCGATGAGACAGGGCCGGAAACTTTTAAACTTACTGTCGTGATGACAGA